ACTTGGTTGCCGACTGGTTCTTGGGATACCTTGTCAGCAGAGAAAGAAATAACCCCAGATGACGAGCTAATCATCGGTTTTGACGGCTCATTCTCGGGTGACACGACAGTTCTGGTCGGTTGCACTATTCCAAAGGAAGAAGACGAGCTTCCACACCTGTTTCTTATCAAAGCCTGGGAAAAAGGCCCAGATGACGACAATTCTTGGCGAGTAAACATTACCGATGTTGAAAACGAGATTATTAGCTTCTGTCAGCAATACCCGAAGGTTCGAGAGATTGCCTGTGACCCTTATCGCTGGCAAAGAACTATGGCCTACCTGCAAGAAGAGCGAGGCTTGCCGATTGTGGAGTTTCCATCCACTTCGCCAGCCCGTATGGTCAAAGCCACGGCTCGATTCTTCGATGGCGTGATGGAAGCCAAGATGACCCACTCGGGCGACCCATTGCTTGCCAGACACCTTGACAACTGTGTTCTAAAGATTGACAACATCGGCCCTCGCATCGTAAAAGAAAACAGAAACAGCAATCGAAGGATTGACGCAGCGGTAGCAGCGGTGATAGCCTACGAACGGGCTACCGTGGGTAGAATGGAAGAGGTAGTGCCTCAAATATTTGTATAGGCGGTTATGTTGGCAACAATTTTACAAGTGGCTGGTGCGGCACTCATTGCACTCGGTGCTGGACTAATTTTTCCACCACTAGGAATCATTCTAGCTGGTGCAGGAACATTGGTCTTCGGATTAGCTTTGGAGCGTAGGTAATGCTAAATAATTTGTTCGAGAAGCGAGCAATCTCCTTCCAGACCATCTGGGGCTCGGGCGATTTCGCAGATGTGCAGTCACTATCGGGAACTGTCATCACAAACGACACCGTGCTACAGCTCAATGCTGTTTATTCCGCTGTATCGCTCATCTCGGACACAATCGCCACTTTGCCGATTGATGCTTACATTCGTTCGCAGGGCGCTCGCTACGCACTCCGTCCAAGACCAGCCTGGGTAACTAAACCAGATGTAGATACAACCAAAGAAGCTTTTTATGGTGCAGCCATTGTTTCGCTGCTGATTGACGGCAACGTCTTTATTCGGGTATACCGAAACGGACGTGGCGAAGTTGTCAATATGAATGTCTTGAACCCTATTGACGTTGAAGTCAAGCGCAATGGTGTTGGCCGAGTGATTTTCAATGTAAGAGGCGAGAAGAAGGCCCTTACCTCAGAAGAAGTAATTTTTATTCCAGATGTTGTCCAGCCTGGGCACATTCGAGGAACAAGCAGAGTAGAAGCACTGAAAGAAAACTTCGGTCTAGCTCTTGCGCTAGAGAAGTATGCAGCTAAGTTCTTCGGTTCGGGAACTCAGACCTCAGGTGTAATCGAAATGCCACCAGGAGTTGCACTAACTGCTGAGCAAGCTAAAGCAATGCAAGAAGCGTTCGATTCTCGTCACCGTGGATGGGGCAGAGCGCACAAGACAGCAATTATGACTGGTGGAGCTACTTACAAGCCAACCAATGTTCCAAACGACCAAGCTCAGTTCCTAGACAGCCGCAGAATGGCAGTCGAGGATGTTGCTCGTGCTTTCAACATTCCACCGCACCTACTTGGCCTACCAGGAACCAACACCTATTCCTCAGTGGAGCAGAACAACATTGCTTTTGTGACTCACACACTCCGACCAATCGCTCAAAAGCTTGAGAGCGCCTTTACCGCCCTACTATCACAGGAAACGGGCAAAGAAGCAGCTTTTGTCAAGTTCAGCCTCGATGGACTACTAAGAGCAGATATCAACGCCCGTACCGAGGCTTATGCTCGTGGTTTGCAGTCTGGTTACTACAAAATCAATGATGTCCGCCGCTTCGAGGACCTAGAGCCGATTGATGACCCATCGGCAGAGACAGTCCGTGTTCCATTGGCCAATGTCAATGTAGATGCCGCAGACCTCTCGGCAATGAGCGAAAAGGTTGAGATGGCACAAAGACTTATTCAAGTCGGCTTTGACCCAGCTGACACGATGGCCAAGCTTGAGCTTCCAGACATTCAACACACTGGCAAGGATTCAGTACAGCTACAAACTGAAGGGCAGTAATGCTTTCTCAAAGCGTTTATTCAGTTGGAACGGCAGCTATTACAGTTGTTGCCCCAACGCTTGACGCTGCGCATTATGTTTTGAAAAACCTTGAACCAAAACTTGCCCCTGAAAATTACTCCAGAGATGGCAGAGTTTACGATGTTTTTAGGACATTTCCAGTAAATCGAGGCACGTCTGTTTCGTTCGGAGTGACGACTGGTCCTACGGGTTGTCAATTTCAATATTATCAAATACTCAGTACTGAATCTAATATTTATTCAGAACTTATTGAAGGAGCAACTGTTACCTTCGGTACGGTCATTGTTCCGTCATTCAATGTAAATAGAAATAATCCAGATAACGCTCAGTCTGTATTCAAAAATGTCACAAGCTTTACTGGGGGTACAGTCGTAAATTCTGAATACATCACGGCTTCAAAAGCAGCAGGTGGGGAGCACTCATACACAAAGGTAATTACCTTAGAGCCCAACTCAAATTACGTATTTAGATTTACTGAGCAAACTGGCAATTCCGACCCAACAGTATTTTTACAAATTGGATTTTCAGAACTTTATAATGGTTACGATGACATTTGGCTGGGCGAAGTAAATAATTCCTTTGTTCTAAGAGGCGGAGAAGAAATTACTATGTACCTTCAGCCCTATGAAACCATCAATGCAACAGCCGTAAGAGACAATGTTCGATTAGCAGTAATAAGGCAGGACTAATGATAAAACCAGGTAAATACAACATCACCGCTTATCAGGGTGCTACTTACGATTTGAATTTGACCTGGAGCACTGGTGGCACTCCAACCAACTTGACTAATTACACCGCTGCTATGCAAGTAAGAACAAGCGCCAACGCCTCTTCGGCTGTTCTGAGTCTGGCAAACGGTTCGGGTATCACACTTGGCGGAACAGCTGGCACGATTGATATCACCATTCCTGCCGCAACAATGGGTTCTGCAACCCCAGGCAATTATGTTTATGACCTAGAGCTAAATTCAGGGGGTACTGTCTACCGCTTGCTACAAGGAACATTCCAAATTCAAGCTGAGGTCACTCGATAATGTCAGCATCCGTAGTTTCCGTTGTCGAGACAAACACAACTGTTACCGTCCAGGAAACAGGCGTAAATGTTGCGGTAGTTGAAACTTCAACAGACATAACCCTTTCTAATACTGGCCCACAGGGTCCGCAGGGTATCCAAGGTGAAATCGGCCCAGCCAATGTTCTTTCCATCGGCACCGTTACTGGCGGAACCGCTGCTGCTGCCACTATCACTGGAACTTCTCCATCACAGGTCCTAAGCCTTGTATTGCCGAAAGGTGACAAGGGCGACACTGGTGAGACTGGACCAACTGGTCCGACTGGGCCAACTGGACCTCAGGGTCCACAAGGGATTCAGGGCGAGACTGGGGCGACTGGCGCTACTGGGCCAAAGGGCGATAAAGGCGACAAGGGCGATACTGGAGAAACTGGACCGCAAGGGCCGCAAGGTATTCAAGGAGAGACTGGTGCAACGGGAGCAACGGGGGCAACGGGACCACAAGGCGCAACTGGAGCCACAGGGCCGCAAGGACCGCAAGGCGAGACAGGGGCGCAAGGGCCGCAGGGCGAAACAGGACCTCAAGGGCCACAGGGTATTCAGGGGGAAACTGGCTCGACAGGACCTCAGGGCATCCAGGGTGAAACAGGGCCACAAGGACCAACAGGGGCAACTGGACCAACAGGACCAACAGGCGTTATTGCCGCAACTTCTCCAATCACCTATGACTCAGGAACTCAAACAGTCGGCATAGATATAAATGCGGCTGGCATCACAATAAACGGTACTGCTGTCGCTTTAGGCGGTACTGTAGTAGTACAAGCGAGGTTGGGCTAATGCCGTATTACATTTCAGACAGTAACCCCGACTGCTCAGGATGGGCAGTAGAAAAGTCCGATGGGGAAGTAATGGGCTGTCACCGCACTAAGCAAGATGCTATTGACCAGATGGTCGCACTTTCGGTCGCTGAGGATATGGAGCCTGGTGGCGAGCGAGCTATGCCTGGAACCCTTCGAGTTGGCGACTATGTATCTTGGAACAGCTCAGGCGGTCGAGCAAGAGGCGAAATCAAAGAAATTGTTGAAGATGGCCGTATCAATGTTCCAGACAGTTCGGTCACGGTTGTAGGCACTCCAGCTGACCCAGCAGCCCTAATTCAGGTCTATGAGCAATACAACGGTGGCTGGAGAGACACCGATGTTTATGTCGGACACAAGTTTTCCACCCTTACTCAAATCGCACCACTTCCAGAACCTGACGATGAGCCAGAAGACGAAGATGATGACGATGACGAGAGAACTGGCGAAACAGAATATAGAGAAGTAAACCTAACCCCACCTGCATTTATGAGAGCCGCTGCAAGGCGTGGCCTCGAGTACTACGAAGAAGGATTAGGCGGAGATGGACTTGTTGAAAGAACGATTCGTGAAGCTCGTGCGATGGTACGGGGGTCTGTCACTGCTGATAAATGGGTTCGTATACGGGCTTGGGTTGCTAGGCATCTTGTGGATTTGGATAGCCCAGCCGCTAGACCTGATTCCCCTGATTATCCTAGTGCTGGGGTAGTTGCACACTTGCTCTGGGGTTCGGGTCCATCGAAGCGAGCAGCACAACGCACACTTGCATATGCAGAAGGTGTCGTTGCTAGAATTGAAGCAGAGAATGAAGGCAGAGCGAAAGGCGAAGCATTGTCAAAGATAGAAACTCGCACGACTCCGATTGACTGGGAGATTCGTGAGGGCTCGGATGGTATGAGCTTCGAGGGCTATGCCGCAGTATTCAATACTCCATCAGAACCACTTCCATTTATCGAGCGTATTGCTCCAGGTGCGTTCCGCCGCTCGCTACAGTCACGCAATGACATAAAGCTTTTGTGGAACCACGATTCGGGCATTGTTCTTGGTTCAACCCGTGCAGGAACTATGGAACTCTTCGAAGACCAGCGTGGTCTAAAGGTCAAGGCGACTTTCCCAAACACAACCGCTGGCCGTGACGCTGCTGAGCTGCTACGCCGTGGCGATGTAGATTCAATGAGCTTTGGCTTCTCGGTTCCATCAGGTGGAGACGAGTGGTCCCCAGACGGTGGCGAAAGAACTCTAAAGTCAGTTCGTCTACACGAGGTTTCCATTGTGGCTTTTCCTGCTTACTCATCCACTGCTGGCACCACCTCGGTTCGAGGCCTAGACAAGGTTGCAAAGCGAGCAGATGTAGACCCAGATGCTCTAGCAGATGCAATTATCAAGCTAGAAGAAGGCAACGAGCTTTCGGAAGAAGAAGGCCGTCTGCTACAACAGGCAATCGTATCTTCGACTGCAAAGCCAGAAGAGCCACAGAATATTGGCGACCTAGCTATGCTGGAACTCAAGAAAAAGAAGCTATCCCTACTCGTGAATGGACTAACAAATGGCTAGTAAAGAACAAATCAAAGGCGCTATCCTGGCGGTAGCTGGCAACCCAGAGTCAGGCGACATCTGGGCTCTAGCAGACAAGATGGCAGAAGCAGTGCTTGGCCTAGACTCACAGGCTCCAGTAAAGACTGAAGAGAAGTCTGCTGAAGCAACAGAGCCAAGTAAAGAAACCCGAGTAATCAAGCCAGAAGCAACTCGCTAAATCGGGTTATCCCCAAGTTCCCCTCTTTCGCTTGGGGATTTCTGCTGTTCGGGGAAAACTCTTGTAAAATTTACATAACGGATGTGAGTTAGCTCTGCCGTATTCAGTTTGCGTCAGCGTGACTGGTAATTGTAAATAACTATCAAGAGGAGACTAAATGTCTGAGTTCATCAAGACTCAGCAGGAGCTCCGTGCTAACTTGACTTCACAAATTCGTGAGGTCATTGACTCAGCTGAGGCTGAGAAGCGTGGACTGGATGCTGCTGAGCTAGAGAAAATCGACCGCATTGAGGCTGACATTCGCCGTGCGGACGAAGCTATTGCTGTTGCCCAGCGCAACGAAGAGCGTAACCTAGAGGCAGCTGTTGCTGCTAAGGGCTTTGCTCTACCAGAGAAGTCAGAGCGTTCCGCTTCTGACGTTCTACGTGAGATTGCTGCAACCCGTGGCGCTCACACCTTCAACAAGGAAGACAGAACCCTAGTTCCTTCCACCAACACCGTTCCAAAGTCATTCTTTGACGAGGTATTCGATGTTGCTCGCCTAGTTGGCCCAATGCTAGACGTTGGACAGAGAATCAACACCACTTCTGGTGAAGACATCACTATCCCAACCCTGACTGCATACAGCACCGCAACTCTAAAGTCTGCTGGTTCTGCCATTGACGAGTCAGAGCCTACTTACAGCTCCATTACTCTTGGGGCCTATAAGTATGGTCTGCTAATTCCTGTATCGAACGAACTGATTGCGGATGCAGGATTCAATATCTCTGCTCACCTTGCAGAACAGGCTGGTAACGGTCTAGGTTACGCAGTAAACACTGCCCTAACCACTGGAACTGGTTCAGACCAGCCAAACGGTGTTGTAACCGCTGCTGGCTCTGGTATCACTGGTGGAACTGGTGTCACTGGTGGATTCACCGCTGACAACCTGATTGACCTTCAGTACACCCTAGATGGCGCAGCTCGCCGCCTACCAGGTGTTGCATATATGGCTGCTGGTGCAACCATCGGTACAATGCGCAAGCTCAAGGACAACGCAGGAAACTACCTCTACACCGTAAACGTAGGCCAGCCAGACAACTTTGCTGGATACTCGGTAATTGAGAACCCTGCTATGGCAGCTATCGGAACTGGCGCAAAGTCGGTGCTTTTTGGGCACCTACCAAGCTACAAGGTCCGTGTTGCAGGTGGCGTACAGGTTGCAACTTCAACCGACTACGCTTTCAACACAGACAGCACAGTATTCCGTGTGCTAATGCGTGTAGACGGCGACCTAACCCACGCCTCACACATCAAGTTCTTCAGAGGCGCAGCTAGCTAAGGTTAGCTAACCACTGAAAACAGGCGAAACCCCCCTAGTTCTAGGTTGCTAGGGGGGTTTCTTTTTGCTATGGTGAAGCTATGTCCAAACAACCTAGCATCAATGGGGCAGTAGCCCTCGCATCTAACAGTCCAGGCGCTCCTACGGGGTATGGCGTCCAGGGGCAGCTTCTAGCCGAGAATATGATTCGGTCTGGTATGAAGTTTGCTGCTCTTTCCAACTACGGCCTAGAAGGTCGCCACGAAACACTTACAATCGCTGGAGAGCAAGTGCCTCACTATCCAAGAGGTCACACGCTTTATTCAGCTGACGTAATACCAGTTTGGTATAACGATTTTGCCTCTAAGAACCCTGATAGGAAAACAGTCCTAATGACCCTTTATGATGTCTGGGTCTATAACGATATGAAGTTTGACAATGAGATTATTTCTTGGGTTCCATTGGACCACATCACGCCTCCGCCAAGCGTCCTACAGTTTCTAAAAAAAGAAAATGTTAGAGCTGTAACTATGTCTCCATTTGGCAAAGAACAGTTGGATTCTGTGGGCATAGATTCGGTCTACATCCCTCACGGCGTAGACCTAAGCGTTATGAAGCCAACCCCTACGATAGAAGGCTTTTCAGCTAAAGAATATATGGGCGTTCCAGACGATGCCTTTTTGGTCGGAATCGTAGCCGCTAATAAAGCGAACGGTCAAATTCACAGAAAGGCCTTTGCTGAAAACCTACTGGCCTTTAGCATCTTCCACAAGAAATACCCAAACTCACAGCTTTACATTCACGCAGAGCCTTCTAGGGTTTATTCGGGATTCGACCTGGGTGCTTTACTCAAGGCCGTAGGGCTAGATAAAAGCGCTGTCTTGCTTCCAGATAGAGACTTGCTAAGAACTGGCTATCCGCTAGAGACTTTGGCTGGTTTTTATACTGCTATGGATGTGCTCCTAAGCACTTCTTATGGAGAAGGTTTCGGTGTTCCAACCGTTGAAGCTCAGGCTTGCGGTACAAGGGTCATTACAAGCAACTTTGCCGCCTCTAAGGACCTAGCATCGGCTGATAGCTGGAAAGTAGATGGCCAGCCATTCTGGGATGAAGCTCAGTCATCGTTTTTCTCGATTCCATCAGTAAACGGAATTGTCAAGGCGCTAGAAGACGCCTATCACACCGAAAGAGGCACAAGCCAGACCGCTATCGACTTTGCTAAGCAGTTCGATTCTGACCTGCTTTGGCGAGACAAATGGGTGCCCTTCTTCCAGAAGGTCTTTGCGTGATACCAGTCTTGGGCTTTGCCACTCTAAGTAAGTTTGACTTAGCCCAAAGGCTTCTGGATTCCATCGATTATCCAGTTGAAAAGGTTGTCATTGTAGATAACTCGGGCAAGCGTAGCTGGATACCAGAACCCAATGAATTTGTGCAGGACCTTTGGGTAATTCGATTGCCACACGGACTCGGTGCCAATGGTGCTTGGAATTTGATTATCAAAGCCACTCCATTCGCCCCTTACTGGGTAATTCCAAATGATGACTGCTGGTTTGAGCCAGGAGCCCTCAAAATTATTGCCGAACAGGTGGATAAAACAAAATTCAATTTTGTAAATGTAAATCCCAAGTGGTCTTGCGTCATTCCAACCGAAGGCTCAGTAGGAACCGCTGGATTATGGGATGAAGCGTTCCATCCCATCTACTTTGACGACAATGACTACGAATGGCGGATGGATATGCTCGGGGTGGGGTTCCATCACATACCTGCCACAGTGCATCACGACAACTCGTCTACGCTTCACAGCGGATTCCACCATCAGAACCAGGTAACCTTCAGCAAGAATCAGAAATTACTACAAAAAAAGCTAGACGAAACCAATACCAACGAAATAGGCTGGAGCCTACGAATTAGGAGAGAAAACCGATGGGACTAAAGATTTATACAGGTGGAACCTTTGATTTATTCCACGCAGGGCACATAAACTTCCTTAGGAAGTGCGCAGAGCTCGGAGAGGTCTGGGTAAGCCTCAATACCGATGAGTTTATAGCCACCTACAAGGGCAAACCCCCAGTGCTCAGCTATCAGGACAGGTTCGAGGTTCTGGCAGCTTGTCGCTATGTCGATTGCATCGTTCCAAACGAGGGTGGGGTAGATTCCAAGCCAAGCATCCTGGGTGTCAAACCAGACATCATTGCCATTGGTTCGGATTGGGCTCGCAAGGATTACTACAAGCAGATGGGCTTTGACCAGGACTGGCTAGATGACCATAGAATTTCTCTGATGTATATCCCGTATACCGCTGGAATCAGCTCTACGGAGATAAAAAGGCGAATGAAGGTAGACTAGATATATGGCGATTACACGAGGTTATACGACCCTATCTGAGGTCAAAAGTATTCTTAGAATCACAGATTCCGTAGATGACAACCTGCTGGAAACCTGTATCGAGGCTGCTTCGAGGCAGATTGATAGTCACTGCGAGCGAGTCTTTACCGTTTCTACGGCAACCCGTATTTATGTGCCAAATGATTCCTATGTAACAGAGATTGACGACCTTGTGTCGCTAACAACCCTAAAGTCCAGCTCAGACGCCGATGGCGTATTTGACATTACTTGGGACTCCAATGATTATCAGCTAGAGCCGCTAAACGGCATTGCTGGCGGCTCCTACACTCCATACACCCAGATTCGGGCAGTTGGCGACTATCTTTTCCCAACCGTAAACTTCCCAGACTCTACTGGCGAGGCTACTGTTGAAGTAACTGGCGTATTCGGTTATGGCACTGCTATTCCAACCGACATCAGACAAGCTTGTAACCTGATGGCAGTCCGTCAGTTCAAGCGCTATGACAGCCCTCTAGGTGTTGCTGGATTCGGTGAAATCGGTGTTGTCAGAGTAAGCCGAGTAGACCCCGACATCGAGTCCTTGCTTGGTCCTTACCGCAAAATTAGGATGGCCTAGTGAACGACATTAGTGCAATGAGGGATGGCCTAGCCAGAAACCTCAGCACCATTGACGGGCTACGAGCCTCGGCTGAAATTCCAGACAATCCATCGCCTCCTATCGGGATTATCAATCTAGACACTATTGATTACAACGAAGCCTTCAATGGGGGCTTGACTAGATACAACTTTCTTGTGACTGTGATTGTCG